GTTCAAAATTCAGCAGGGCTCACGCAATTGGCGAACTTGGCGGAGTAGTTAAATCTACTTTGGCAAAAAATGGGTTTCCCCTTATTGATGTCCCCCCAACATGCCGCGCAAAATTTGCAACTGGCAAGGGAAATGCTGGGAAAAAGGAAGTCCTGTTTTCTGTATTCGCAATATCTGGAATAAATTTCACTGGTCCATCTGCTGACGATATGTGTGACGCTTGGGTTCTGGAACAAATGGTTTTGGCTCGGCTCGGTGAATCTTCGTATAAATGGTCAGAAGAACAACTTTCGGCATTGAGCAAGGTAGATTGGGAGCCACTATTCAGTGCACTAGAAAAGGGTAATTAACATGGCCAGAAGTGGACCCATCAGTCAAATAGAAATTGAAAACGAACTTCTTAGGTTTATGGACATGCTTGAGGAAGAAACTGAAGCGTTTGAAAAACTTGCCGAAGATGCCGCAAAAAAAGAAGCACTGTATAACGCTAATTGGGCAAAAGAGTATCTTGCCGCAAAGGGCTCAATTAAAGAGCGAGAGGCGTGGGCGGACTACAAAATGAGCGACTTTGATTATGATTACAAAATCGCAGAAGCACTTGTAAAAGCAAAACGAGAGAAACTTCTATCGGTGAGAACCTCAATGGACTCACTGCGAACACTTAACGCAAATGTGAGAGTACAAGTATGAAAAATGGAATTCACAAATCGCTCAAATCCCTTGCCGTTGACATTAATAGCCTTGAACAACTTGAGGGCAATCCGCGAAAAGGCGACATTGATGCAATTGCTGCTTCGTACCAGGAATTTGGACAGGTCAAGCCAATCGTTGCTCGCAAGAATGACGATGGGACAATTACTGTTATTGCTGGTAATCATCAACTACAAGCAGCGAAGCGTTTGGGTTGGGATGAGATTGCGTGCATCTTCCTTGAGGGGGATGATAAACGCGCAATTGCTTATGCCCTCGCGGACAACAGGACAATGGAACTTGGTTACACGGATGATGACTTGCTCAACAATCTTCTTTCCACCGTCTCCGATGACTACATAACACTGTGGGACAACCTTGGGTGGGATGAATTTGAGATTGCCGCAATTGACGAGCGAGCAACAATCCGAGAAGTTGAGAATTCAACGGGTGGCGCATATATCGCTCCGACAATCGTGAATCCACTTACGACCCAGCAACAAGAAGACTACAAAGAAGAACTTCGTTCTCTTGTTGAAGTTGACGAGAACGATGATTCAAAAATAGTAGCCAACCCAAATCATGACCAAAAAGAAATTGCTATCAAGGGCGCTGCTGCAGCCATGCCAAATGCTGCTCCGCAGGCGATTGTTCAATACACGATTGTTTTTGATACACCAGAACAGCAGAGTCGCTGGTACAACTTTGTACGCTGGCTTCGCGGAAATCCATCAATAGATGGCAACACGACGGCAGAGCGTTTGATGAACTTCATTGACGAGCACTGCGAGGTTTAATGACGCGCCAGAGACTGTTCCTTGATATGGACTGTGTTGAAGCGGCACGCGCGCGTATTCGCCATGTCTACGACACCTTTGACACTGTTTGCGTTCAGTTTTCTGGTGGAAAAGATTCAACTGCAGTTCTATATCTTGCAAAAGAAGTACATGAAGAGCGTGGGCTTGGTCCAGTAAAAGTAATTTTCCGTGACGAGGAAATGGTCAGTCCGAGAACTGTTGAATACATTGAGCGGGTCAGGAACTACGACTGGGTTGATATGGAGTGGTATTGCCTTCCATACGGAACCGAAATCTGGGTTCTTGGTCGGCGCCAGTCAGCAATCCTTTGGAGCAAGAAGCGCGAGCAGGAGGGACGACTAATTCGCCCGATGCCATCATGGGCAATTACGGCTGAACATTTTGGCCTAGACGCAACTAAACCTCTTCCAGAATCGGTTGATTACTACACGATGCAGGGCAAGCAGGGAAGTGTTGCTTTCATTACTGGTGTTAGGGCAAACGAGTCAATGATTCGGTATCGCTCCCTAGTGCAGAAATTGCATGAAAATTACATTGTTACTCCGTATAAAAACAAAAAAGGCATACCGCTAAAGTTTGCAAAAGTAATTTATGACTGGCAAACGAATGATGTTTTCAAGTTTATTTCCGAAGAACATAATGCAGAATATTGCTCGTACTACGATGTCGCAGCGATAACCGACAGCAACAGTCGCGTTGGTATCCCATTGCACTCAGTCGCCATCCGTCGCATTGGCGATGTTGTTGCAACAGAGCCAGAGTTTTATGACAGGCTCGTTGAGGTATTCCCTTATATTGATGCCCAACGACTTTACTGGTCTTCAGTAGATATAGATTTGATTGTGAACAGGTACGCAAAACTCGGTTTTGATGGAGCGAGTTACTTTATTGAGGACTACATGATTGGCGAGCACAAGATACGCCGCGCAAAATCATATGTTGCTGAGTTCAGGAGAAAGCATCTTGCGGACCCTAAGTCATATACTATTTACCAATTAATCAGGACGATGCTGATGGGCTCACTTGGTTCTTCGGTTTCGGCAAGCCCGATAGGACCGAAAACAAAAGTTCACGCAATGCGCGAATCGGAACTTGGTGACGACGGACAAGATATCTACGGAAATTAAAACACATAAGGGTGGGGAATTTTATGGAAATTGAATTAGTAGATGTATCGGTGCTCAACAAACCGACTTGGCACGCAACGCATGTACTCAGGCCAGACCTCTTGGTCTTGTCTGGCTCGCTTGCGGACTATGGGTTTATGTCCCCTATCATCGTTCAAAAATCAACAAATACGATTATTGACGGGTATCACAGGTGGATGCTGGTTAAAGAAAACAAGCACATGAGCAAAAAATTTGATGGGCTCGTTCCAGTCAGATATGTTGATTGCGATTCTCTTGAAGCCAGAGCCATGCACATGCGCCTCAATCGCGGTAGGGGCTCCCTTGTGGCCCATAAGGTTTCGGACATAGTCAGGGAACTGATTGCATCTGGGGCCTATGAAGAACAAGACTTTGACAGAATGCTGTCAATGAAATATGACGAACTTGAGATTTTGATGGACGGAACAATACTTAAACGGAAAAAAATCTCTGAACATAAGTACTCTAGAGCGTGGGTCCCAATTGAGGCTCCTGCTGGAACTATTGACTCGCCAAGTATTGAGTCTCCCCCAAATTCCGATAGGTAAAATTCAGAACTCTCCAAAAGTGCTACAATCTGGTATCGCTTTTTAGAGGAGTTGCAATGATTTGCTATCTGGACACAGAAGTCGGTGGTGACGAAAACGAAGGTCGCGACGAAGGTCGTGCTGGCACTGCTCGCCGACTCATCAACCTTGCTGGAGAAACCGTAGGACGCCGACGAACTGGTCGCGCCCGTACTGCAACGGCTGCTCAGATTTTGAGCGAATCCGCAGCAGCACGCGCTGCCCGACGACTCCGAGACAGGTTGCGCGCTCGGCGCAATCGGGGATAATTATCCCCACTTCTCCAGACCTCGTGGATGGGGGTATTTAAATGCTTGTATCAGTTGCTGAACTTAAGACATACATGGACATCTCCCTGTCCCTGCGGCAGGAAGACGCTGCCGACCTGATACTTGGTGGACTACAAAGCGAACTTGAGTCTTACCTGCGTCGCCCAATTGAGCCAATTGAGTTCGTTGATGAAGTGCATGTTCTTGAGTCTGACCATATTGGGTTGCCAATCGGGTCAACTTTTTACAACGAGGGGTTTCAGCAGACCGACATCAACCCAAATGGAATCCTCACCTACAGTACGCCACCGCCAACAATCTATCTAAGAAATTCCCCAGTGGTATCAGTGAAGAAAGTTATTGTCGGAAACCTTTCAACTGACGGACTCTTACTTGGAGAAGCAATTAAGCGCACTGCAACAATTACCCGCGCAGTTGTAACTGGCTCAACGGTTGTTTATACCTCTGCCAATGATTTTACTGTTGGTCAAACTGTTGATATTCAGGGAATGTCATACGCTGCATTGAACCTTGACCTTAAAGTCATAACCGCTGTTACGCCAACAACATTCACCGTTACTCAAAGTGGGCTTACTGCAGGAACATATGTCCAGACTGGAACGGCAGACGCACGAGGCTCTGACTATACGGTACGCCGTTTTGGAATTGATTTTTATCGCGGATATGCAAATGACCGAGTGACCGTAACATACACCGCTGGTCTTGATGGTGAGAATATCAAAATGTTTAAGTTGATGATTCTTCGTGCAGCAACAAGAGAAATGCAAAACATGCACGACGATGTTGTTGGTGTAAAAGACTTGAATCCTCGTGGTGTTGCTGTTGCTGAAACTGGATTCTTGGAAAAAGAACTAATGATGGTGAAACGCTATAGGCGAAATAGGATTGCCTAATGCGCAGTTTTGATTTACGCCTAGATGTTGACGAATCTGGCCTTGAAGGAACAGAAGAAGAGTTAAGGGATATGCGCCAACGCGCGCGCAATCTAAAACCAGTTTTTGAAAAAGCAGGACTTGCTTTACGCAAATATACAAAAGACAACTATTTATCAAACGGTCTTGAGGTTGGTGGATGGAGTCCGCTATCCCCAAAATATGCCGCGTGGAAAGCGACAAGATTCCCAGGCGCTCCACCAATGATAAGGACTGGAAGACTTTTTAATTCAGTCGCTGTTGTTGGTCCTGAAATTGACGCTCATGACACATGGGCAACATATTCAGTTGAGGGCGTTGAGTATGCAAAGTTCCACCAATATGGAACCACCAAGATGCCGAAACGACAGATACTTTTTGCTCCAGAACTATGGACAAAGGACATTGCAGATATGGCCGCAGACTTCGTCGCAAACGGAACCATAGACGGAAGGGCTGTCTAATATGGCGCTATTTGATAATCCGCTAATGCATGGTGCTCAATTTGCAAAACAGTATGTTTCTAATTATCTACAATTAGATATACCGCAACGGGTTGTTAGGTATCGTAACGGCTGGGACATAAGCGACACTGAATTACCGTCACCATCAAAGTACCTGACTTATGAACCATTAGCGCTTGATGAATGGCCAACAATCATTACTGTTGCGATTAACACATCTGGATTTGAACGAATTGCCTATGACGGGCCAGACCCTCTTTATCGCGTTGATTATGTAATGCGCACCTACATTTGGTGCAGGGCACTCGGTTCTGAAGAGGCAACAATTGCAA